GCCATGAAACCCAGAAGGAGGTAAGATAGGGATAATTTATTGGGTCGAGTAAGTGGCAGCAGAATACGGAATTAATATTAATGTCAGAACCCAAACCCAGCAATTAAAAAATTTACAGCTACAACTAAAGGCTGTAGATAATTTAGCAAAATCAATAAAAGCACAACAGATTGCTCCAGAACTTAAAGGAGGTTCTCCAGAATTACTTAGAAAATTTAAAGATAGAATTGCACAAATAAGAAATGAAGTAATTGTTACTAACAATGCGTTTGTAAATAATACGAAACAAATCAATAATAATGCAAGTGAGATTAGAGGTTTTTCGGCAGCTTTACGAGATGCCAGAACAAATACAAAACTATTTAGTGGAGAATATAATGTTTTAACTCAAGGTATTCAAAAAGCAGATTTTACTGCACGATTTAAAGAAATAAAAGAATTTAGCAGAATTGCAGCAAGCACTGCAAATAATCTAGGTGGTGCTATTCCAATGGCAAGAGGTACTACCTTTGAAGATTTAATGGCATTTAGGCCAACAAATACTAGAGAAGCTATAAATGATTATGTAAGTATGTTGAGGTTTCTTGAAGCAAGATTAGATAGAACAAGCGATAGGTTTAAGCAAGTTACTGCAAGAATAAAAGAAATGGAGACTCAACTTGATTCTCCAATAATACAAGATAGAGCTAATGCCTATTCCAGACCTGCTGGGCCTAGACAGGCAATGGCAGGAGAAAACTTTTTTAATCGAACCTTTGGTCAAAATAGGCAATTTCAACAAGGAGGAATGTTTTTTGAACCTGGTGGCTTTGCTGCCAGAAGAAGAAATGCTCTTAGTAGTGGTCTTATTGGTGGTGGTTTTCCTCTGTTATTTGGTCAAGGCATTGGGGCATCAGTCGGTGGTGGTATTGGTGGTATTGCTGGTGGATTCTTAGGTGGTGGATTAGGATTTGGTCTTTCTATTGTTGGTACACAGTTAGGTAAACAAGTTGATGTTTTAGTGCAAGCAACAAAAGCAACAGGTGATGCTTTAGGAGAATTTACAAAAGATTTTAATACTCTTAAAACATCTTTAGGTGAAACTGGTACAAGTACAGGACAATTAATAGATATATTGGCAAAGTCAAAAGGTAGTTATGAAGCATTTTTATTTACTCAAAATGAATTATCTAAAGTTGTAGGAAGTGATGGTGTGGCTGCACTAAAAGAATTTTCTGATGATTTAAGAGATGTAAATAAAGCTTTTGCACGGTTTTTCTTAAAATTACAAGCTGGTTTAGCAAAAATAGTTAATTTTGCAGGTATTTTAGAAGGTTTTAGTGGAACAAATACAAAATTTTTACAAGAAAATTTAAAAGAAATTGCAAAAGAAACTACAGACACAGAAGCAGCACGGATAAATGCCCAGATTAGTGAGTTGCAAGGATTTTTAAAGATGCAAGCGATTGGTATATATCAAACAAATGAAGATGGATCTTTAAGAGATGTTGCTGGAGAACTTATAAAATTACAAAAACAAGGAAAGGAATTAGTTAAACAAAATGTTGAATTAAAAACAAGAAATTTTTTATTTCAAGAACTTACAAAATCTTTGTCAAGGCAATTAGAAGTAACAGATGCAGTTGGATTTAAAGAAAGAGAGCGTATTAAAAATGCACAAAAATTAGCAGACTTTGTTAGACAATATACTGATGCCTTTAATAAACCACCTACTATTGAAGAACAAGAAGCATTTTTAAGACTTCAAGAGGCTCAAAGTGAATTAATTATAGGTGCAAGGTTATATAGAGATGAACTAACTAGATTAGACAAAGAATTTCTTCAGTTAAATGACACTGCATTTCAATTAGTTGAAGTGTCTAAAGCAATATCAGATGGTTTTAAAGATTCATTTAAAGGAATAATAGATGGAACAATGTCTGTAAGTGAAGCTTTTAGAAATATGTTTAATCGTATAGCAGATCATTTTTTTGACATGGCTGCACAAATGGCAGCTAATGCTTTGCAAAGAGGGTTTTTAGGTTTATTTGATAAATTGTTTAATCCTGCTAATAGTATTCCAAAAATTTCTGATAGTGGTCCTATTGGAGATTTTCCAACTGGTGGAAGTTTTAATTTAGCTGCAAATGGTGGTCCTGTAGGAATGAGAAATCCTTACATTGTTGGAGAACGTGGTCCAGAATTATTTGTTCCTAACCAATCAGGCAATATAATTCCAAACCATGATTTAGCTGGTATCGGTGGAGGTGGTACAAATATAGTTGTAAACGTAGATGCCTCTGGGTCGTCTGTTGAAGGTGATGAACAGCAGGGAAGAGAGCTTGGTCGCCTTATCTCAGTTGCGGTACAATCTGAAATATTACAACAAAAGCGTCCTGGAGGTTTACTTGCATAATGACAGCACCTAATTTCGATAATGATGTAAATATAAAACCTATATATGGGCAGCGAAAAAATTCAGCACCACTTACACGCACTGTTCGTTTTGCTGACGGTTATGAACACAGAATATTATTTGGACTGGCAGAACATCAAAACCCAAAAATATTTAATCTTACTTTTAATGTTTCCGAAACACAAGCAGATACTATAGAAACCTTTTTAGATGCGAGAGCTAATGATAGTGCCAGCTTTACTTTTACACCACCTGGAGAGGCAAGTTCTTCTCAATTTGTATGCGAAGCATGGAGCAAATCAATACCATATGTAAACAGAGCTACAATACAAGCTACATTTAGAGAGGTGTTTGAACCATGAGTACTGCTCCTGTCTTTAGTGAAATTCAAAAGATAAACCCTTCTGCAATAATTGAACTGTTTACTTTAAGTTTTAATCACGCACTACATTATAATCTTTGGAAAAATGATAGAACTTATGAATTAGGAAATATAGTAAGTTCATCTAATTCAAGTAAAACTATTGTTTTTAAATGCACAACAGCGGGACAAAGTGGAAATAATGAACCCAGTGGTTTTGCCTCTGCTTCCAATGGATCTACCATTAACGACAATCAAGTTGTTTGGACTGCTCAAAACATTGATATTTATCGTTTTCATTCTGGTAGTAATCTTAATGCAAATGGTGAAATAGTTTTTGCTGGTAATTCATACACAAGATTTCCAATAGAAGCTACAGGGTTTGCTTATCAACGTGGTCAGCTTCCTCGTCCAAAACTTGTAATAAGTAATGCTTTAGGTACTATATCTGCAATTTTAAATCTTGTTAATGAAACAACAGCAGGGAATGATCTTACTGGTGCTACTTTTACCAGAATAAGAACAATGGCTAGATTTTTAGACGCTGTAAATTTTCCTGGAAATAGTAATCCTTTAGGAACACCAGATCCAACGGCAGAGTTTAAAAGGCAAATATTTGTTGTGGACCGTAAAGCTACAGAAAACAGAGAAATAGTAGAATTTGAATTAGCAGCAGCATTAGATATGGCTGGTATCAGAGCACCAAAAAGACAATGCACTCGTGCACTCTTTCCTGCTATAGGTACAATTCAATGATTGAATGGAAAAATAACGCATTGGTTCATGCAAAAGACCAAGCCCCTAAAGAATCTGTTGGATTACTTATTAACGTAAAAGGCAAGGAAAGGTATTTTCCTTGTAAAAATTTATCCACATCTGCAAGTGAAACTTTTGTTCTTGACCCTAAAGACTATATACGAGCTAATGAGACAGGTGAGATTTTAGCTGTTATACATAGCCACCCTATGACTTCACCTGCTCCAAGTCAAGCTGATAAAATCAGCTGTGAACATAGTGGTCTGCCCTGGTATATTGTTAATCCAAAAACAGAAGAATGGGGTTATTTAAAGCCTTCAGGTTATAAAGCTCCTTTGTTAGGTCGTCAATGGGTTTGGGGAGTTACAGACTGCTATAGCTTAGTTAGAGATTGGTATAAGCAGGAAAGAAATATCGAACTAAGAGACTATGAACGCTCTATGAATCCAAAGGAGTTTTCCGAGAATCCATTATTTGAAAGCTATGCTTGGAGGACAGGATTTAGAGAGTTAAGATATGGTGAGCAGTTAAAGAAAGGTGATCTTCTCCTTATGTCTATTATGTCTCCAAATCTAAATCATGTTGGTATTTTTCTTGGAGACATGGTTTTACATCATTTAACAGATAGACTATCTTGTAGAGAACCATATTCTGAGTGGTTGTTAAAATGTACTGGTAAGAGGTATCGCTATGCTCAGAACAGTTAAACTTTATGGAGAATTGGCAGAGTTTGTCGGGCATAAAGAATTAGATGCAGTAATAACTTCTACTGCTGATGCCATAAGGTTTTTAGTTAGTAACTTTCCAGGGTTGGAAGCACATATGGCAGATCGTCATTACCAAGTTGTAGTAAATAATTACAATATTGAAGAAAAAGATATACATAATCCAATAGGTCAATCGGATATAAGTATTATTCCTGTGATAACAGGTGCAGGAAGAGGGGCAGGTAGATTTTTGTTAGGGGCAGTATTGATTGGAGTTGCATTTATGTTGCCTGTAGCTGTTCCGTTAGCACCTTTAAAATTCGGAGGATTAGGCACTGGTTTCGCAGGAGCTAATGCTTTTATGGCAAATATTGGTTTAGGTTTAACTCTTCAAGGGGTCAGCGAAATATTATTTCCCCCCGCAAAACCCGATGCAAATGAGCAAGATCCTAGAGTATCTTTTGGTTTTTCTGGGATACAGAATACAACCCGTGCTGGAACGTCACATCCTATTGTTTATGGCGAAATTGTAACTGGCTCGGTTGTAATTTCAGCAGGAATTGACACTAATCAAGTAAAAGCATGACAAAAAAAATTATACGAGGTGCATTTGATCTTACTTTTGGACTGTTTAGCGGACCACGCCAACCAGTAAGAGTAAAAGATACTTTAAACAGTAAACAATTTGCCACAATTCAAGATTTAATATCTGAAGGAGAGATAGAAGGTTTTGCAACTCCCTCAAAGGCTGGAATCGCAAAAGAAACGGAAGCATATACTAATGCTTCTTTAAAAGATGTTTTTTTAAATGAACAGCCTGTTCTTAGACCAGATGCAGATAATGCAAATCCAGAAGCTTCAAAATTTAACTTTCAAAATGTAGAATTTTTTAGTCGTTTCGGCACTAGCAATCAACCACATATTCCAGGATTAGAAAAAACATCAGCACCATTACCTAATTTTTCTCCAGCATTATGTACAAAGGCTAATAATGGAGTGGTAAGATCACTTTCAACAGGAAAAGATGCTGTAAAAGTTACAATCACTTTTAATCAGATACAACATCTTACAGACAAAGGAGATGTGTTAGGTCTTACAGTCAAGTTAAAAATATCTTTAGAGCAGACGCTTAGTAATGGCAGTTCAACTGGTTTCCAGGAAAAAATTAATGATACAATAAAGGGACGAACTGGAGATGCGTATTCTAAGGAATATTTAATTCCATTGCAATCTGATTATACTTCAGCACAAATAAAAGTCGAAAGAATTACTAATGATAGAACAGGTGAGAGCAAACAAGATGAATTTAGTGTAAGTTTAATCGAAGAGATAATAGATGAAAAACAAACATACCCAGATAGTGCTTATTCTCAGATAAGAATAGATTCTGAACAATTTAATACAATTCCATCTAGGGCTTATCGTGTTCGAGGTGTAAAGGTTAGAGTCCCTGCTGAGAGTTCAGCTTCGGTGTCAGCACAATATACTCAATCCAATTTAATAGTTACAGTAAATAGCAGTAATCATGCTTTAAAGGAAGGAGATACTATAGTATTTGATGCGACTAATTCTGGCACAAGTGCACCAGATGGAACGTACCAAGTGCAGGGAGAAGATAGCACTGTTGGTACAAGTGCTCCAACTCAAGATACATTTGACATTGTTGTAACGGGATCATCACAAACTATAAGTAGTCAACAAAGTTGTACTTATAAATTAAAACCACACGTAGATTTACAAACAGGTAGGGTAAATTATCCAGAAGGATATATATTTAATGGAACTTTAGGTTCTGCTCAATGGTGTTCATGTCCTGCTTTAATTTTATTAGATCTTCTAACAACGGAAAGATATGGTTTCGGAACTCATATTAAAGATAGTAATTTAGACATATTCAGTTTTATTACTGCCAGTAAGTATGCCAATGAGTTAGTAGATGATTTTCAAGGCGGATTGGAAGCCAGATTTAGTTGCAATGTAAATATTCAAGGTGCGAAGGAAGCATATACGCTCATAAACGAATTAGCAGGTGTGATGAGATGTTTTCCTATTTGGACTGAAGGTTCAGTTTCTATAGTGCAGGATAGGCCTACAGATTCAAGTTATTTATTTAGTCTTGCAAATGTTACTGAAGCTGGATTTTCATACACAGGTAGCAGTTTAAGGCAAAGGCACTCAATTATAGCTGTTAGTTATTACAACATGGACAGCAGACAGATTGATGTAGAGATAGTGGGAGATGATGTTGTAGCACCAAATAAATTACAAGAAGATATAGATAGACAGTTAAGATTGGGGATAGTAAAAAAAGATATTAAAGCTTTTGCTTGTACTTCCCGTGGTCAGGCACGGAGATTAGGTAGGGCTGTTTTATTAAGTGAAGAGCAGGAAACAGAAGTAGTTAATTTTAGTACATCTATAGAAGCTGGTGCGGTTGTAAGACCTGGTGCTGTTATTAGTGTTAATGATCCAGTAAAACAAGGTCAAAGAAGAAGTGGCCGTATTAAATCTGTAGTAAACAGTGCACAGGATGGAGTAGGAATTATCGTTGATAATACTGAAGGCTTAAATAGCTTTATACAAAATAATGCAAAGTGTAGTGTAATTTTACCAAATGGTACTATTGAGACTAAGGATGTAACAAGTATTATCGGCTCTGCTATTACTTTAGATCCAAATTCACTGTTTTCAATCACTCCAAATGCAAATTCCATTTGGTTATTGCAGAGTGATGGTGACGGTGAAACACCTCAAACTTTTAGGGTTATCAATGTTGAAGAACAAGATGGTATTAATTTTGCAATATCAGCAGTTACTTATAGAAATGAAAAATATCAAGCAATTGATTCAACTGGGGGCATATCATTACCTCCCAGAAATATTTCATCTTTAAATCAAGAAAAAGATCCACCTTCCAGTTTGTCAATTATAGAAAAAATTGTAGTAAGAAATAATGTTGCAATACCTGTTTTATTTGTTTCATGGGCTTCGGTTACTGGAGTAAATCAATATCAAGTCCAATATAGATTTAATGATAGTAATTGGAACTATGAGGTCGTCATAAAACCAGAATTTGAATTATCTAATACACAGGCTGGAACTTACGAATTTAAAGTATTTTCTTACAATTCTTCTTTGACTTTATCTGCAACTTCTTCAGATAACACATTTGTAGCCAAAGGTAAAACTGATCCTCCAGAAGATGTTCAAGATTTAACAATAGAACCTGTTAATAGTGATTCAGTGAGACTTAGATGGAAACAATCTGTCAGTGTAGATGTACTTCATGGAGGTTTGGTATATATCAGGCATAGCAATAAAACAGATGGTAGTGGAACATTTCAAGATTCTACCGATCTTATTGAAGCTGTTCCAGGAAACAGTACAGAGGCCATTTGTCCAAGTTTAGAAGGAGAGTATATATTAAAGTTTCGTGACGATTCTAATAATTTTAGTCAAGGCGAAACGTCTATTATATTAGATCTTCCCGATTTAATAGATAATAAACAAATATTATCCGATACTCAGCATCCAACTTTTAGTGGAACGAAAACAAATGTTTCTACTGTCGGATCAGGTCTGCAATTGTCTGATCCATCCGCAAATCTAACTGGTACTTATGATTTTACTAACACCTTAGATTTAGGAGGAGTATTTAGTCTTAATTTAAAAAGATTAATACAAAGTATTGGATTTACTGTTGGTAATGTAACAACAATAGATGAATTAATTCCTGCTGGCACTTTTTGGGATGATTATGCTAAGAACGGAAGTTTTGATGGTGAAAAAATAAATGATGTAAATGCTTTTCTATCAGTTAGAACAACACAAAATGATCCCTCAGGCTCACCAACTTATACTCAATTTAATAAGTTTGCAAATGGCAAATTTAAAGGAAGAGGTTTTCAGTTCAGGTTAAATTTAGAGTCTGAAAGTATAGCTCATAATATAAGTGTGGCACAACTGAGCGTTATTTCCTCCTTTGAATCAAGAGTTGAAAGAAGCTATAAAAGCAGTGGCACTATTAGTACTGTTCCATTAACGTCAAGCTCATCATCATCAGGACTGGACGTAGAATTTGCTAATAAATTTTTTGTTGGAACGTCTAGCTTAGGTGGTGCGAATAGTTTTCTTCCTTCCATCGGTGTAACTATAATAGGTGCTGAAGCTGGTGATTATTTTGTATTATCAAATATTACTGGCAGTGGATTTAACATAAAGATATTAGATAGTTCAAACAATCCTGTTAATCCAGCAAAACAATTTACGTTCCAAGCTGTCGGTTATGGTAAAGGAGTGTAAAATAAAGAAAACAAGTTTTAGAACATGGCACAACACAGTGATAAAACCATTGATAATGCCTCAGGCCAACAAGTTAGATTAGATTTACAAGGAGCTATACAGGCAGTCGCCACCAATAATTTTGGAGCAAGAAATACTCTTGATGGAAATGGCAATAGTTTTACAGTTTTACCTTGTGAATTTTTGGCTGATAGCACTACCAATAAGTTATTGATTAGAAAAAGTAGTGGAGGAGATCAAGCACATCCTTCTCCCAGTTCGGGAACTGCTGCAACTTTTTTTACAGTAGGTGATTTAGATCAGAATAATTTAGGATTACTACCTAGATCGGGAGGCACTTCAGTGCCAATGACAGGTCAGTTTGTGCTAGATAACAGTACAAGTTCTAGTGCTCCAAGTTTAACTTTTAATGGAGATTCTGATACAGGTATCTATAGAAAACAAGCAAATGTCATTGGATTTACAACAGCAGGAGTTGAAAGAATAAATATTGGTTCGTCTAGTCTTACTTTAAGAGATATAAGTATATTTTTTCCTGATCAGTTTGGTGTCATAGGAACATTTTTACAAGGAGCATCAACTGTTACTCCTCCATCAGGTTCATCTTCCGTAAGTTTGACATTACCTGGAAGTATTGTTGATGGTGGTTTTTTAAAAACAGATGCCAGTGGTAATTTATCTTTCAGTACAATTTCAAGTGCTGCGTCTGCTCTTACAGGTAGTACTTTAGCTTCTGGAGTTACAGCTTCAAGTCTCACGTCTGTTGGTACGCTCACTGCTCTTACTGTTAGTGGTGATAGTAAGTTGACTACGATTAAGGATGCGAGTGGAAATAATCCTTCTACACCAGCAGAGGTGGCACAGGGTAGAGCAAAGGTTTGGCTTAATTTTGATGGTAAATTTGACGCTTCTAACTTAACCCCTGCCGATACCTTTACAACGGGCAATGGTATTCGTGATTCCTTTAATGTTACAAGCGTAACGGACACTGGATCAGGTGAATTTACCGTTAATTTTGATAGTGCGATGTCTAATGCTAATTATTGTGTATCCACAACAGGCACTCAGGAATTAGATTCAGTATCTTTTCCTGATTTAGTTATTGCTCATACCTATACAACAACATCTGTTAAGTTGGAAACTTTTAGAAATGGTAATACTCAAACTGAACAAGATCTAGCTATCGTTT